GATCGCAACGGCGTGGCGTACGGCCTGCGCAGGTGGCGCTGGCACATCGTCAAGACCGCCGTGCGCTCCGGGGATGCCGGCGCCGAGGTCGTCCCGGGCCTGCGGGCGATCGTGGCCGAGTGCATGTCGGCCGGCGTGACGCGGTTCGCGGCGCAACATGACAACGAGGCGCGCAGCCGCAGCTACGCGGACCAACTGTTTGCCGACCTGCCCGCGGCGCGCCTGCTGTCGTGGTCCCCGCAGGTCGAGGTGCAGAACGCGGTGATCCGTCTGCTGGCGCGGGCGGAGAGCCGGAACGGCGTGCGATTGTCGGAGTCGGCCAAGGAGAGCACGGACGAGCGCAACGACCTGGGGAAGCCCGGGCCGCTCGAAATCGCGTTCGCCCTGGCGTGCTTTGACATCGAGGTCAACAAGGTCAACGTGCGGCAGGAGCCGCAGGAGTTGAGAAGCCTGTACCCGCTGCCGAAGGGTGCGCGGGTGTTTGGAGGAACGCCATGACAGTCACAGAAGAACTCAACAATGCGACCGATGCCGCCATGAAGCACATCCTCTGGGCGGAGGAATCGATACACGATGCATGCAGAGGGGTTGCCGAGAGGCACAAGAGCGGCCTTGGCCACGCCTATTCGCAGGGTCCAACCCCGAACGCGGTTGAGATCGTAAACCGCAGCTTTGCGCTGTATCAGGCGTGCGAGTGCCTGAAGTCGCTGCTGAAGCAGTCCTGACTTCCCCCTTGCGCGAAAGCGCACCCATGGCGTACGCTGGTGGCAACTGAACCAGCGAGGTAGCGCCATGCCAAAGACAGACACCAAACCCGTCGGCGACCTGTACGTGCTCGCCGTCGAGGTGCGCGGGAGCGTCCCGCGCCCGATCGTCGTCCGTGCCAACAAGATGGACGACGTTTCCGCGTACGGCCATCTGGTCGCCGACAAGTCGGCCCGGGCCGGCGTGACCGTGGAGCGCGTCGGCGTCAGCCTCGTCGGCGCCCGCTTCGTGGACCTGACCGCGGACGGGAAGCCCGGCATCCTGCCGGCGTGAGGAGGCGGCCATGAAGAAGCTGACCCTCATGTCGGTTCTGGAGGTTCTGATCGTCGGAGCGGTGCTCGCGCAGGGGAGGATCGACGAGCGGGTCGTATCCTCGTCCAGCGCCAGCCTGTCGCCGTCCACCATCAGCTTCACGTTGCCGTACTCCCGCGGGGCAACGCTGCTGGAACTGGCGATCGTGGACATCTCGGCGGCAACTCCGGTGCTGACCGCAACCGTGTCGCGCACCTCGGCCGACCTGCACCAGACCAACCAAGTGGTGATCGTGGTGAGCGCCGGGACCAACGCCTTCGTGTCGTTCCACACGACCGAGGGCCCGCTCGCGTGGGCGCCTCACGACCGGCTTGACGTCACTGCCGGCGCCAGCAACCTGACCTATCGCGTGAGACCGCGGTTCTTGGTCTACGACTAGCGGGGGCACCATGGCCGACCAGACCACGGGTGTCGTGTCCGGGCCGGGGCCGAAGAGTCTGGCCGCTTTCACGCTGGACATCATCGCGGACGCGCAGCGCAACCGCCTGCCGGTCGAGCGCAAGTGGCTCTCCAACATCCGCGACGCCGTTCCCGAGCGTCTGCGCCCTTCCCCGGCCGGCCTCAACGAGCAGTGGCAGCAGGCGGAGGGCGTCGAGACGTGGCAGAGCCGGAGCCGGATCGGCGTGACGGCGCAGAAGATTCAGGCCGCGTGCGACTTCGCCGACGACATCCTCTACAAGCATGGCGACGTGCCGTTCATGGCGTCCATCGAGGACGCGCAGGCATCCGCGGCCCCGGCGTACATGCCCAGCGCCAGCGTCGGCCAGGTGTTGTCGATGCCGCGCCCCGAGGGAGGCGAGCCGGAGCAGCCCGGGCGCCTTCGGAAGGCGGTTGCCGCCGTGGCCGCCCGCATGGGGCTGGCCCCGTCGCCCGACCAGGACCGGGAGGCGATCGAGGAGCGCGTCGAGAAGTTCATGGACGAGCGGCAGCGGCAGTGCGACGGCGTGCGCCAGAAGCGCAAGCTGTTCCGCGACCGGGCGACCTACGGCGAGAGCTACACGCACGTCATCGGGTTTCAGGACGCATCGGTGCCGTCCGGCGTCCGGTTCGGCGGCGAGACGGTTTCCCCCTGGGAGTGCTACCGCGACGAGGAGAACGACGGCCCCCTCGACCGCGGAGAATACTTCTTCCGCGTGCAGCGCCGCGCGCCCTGGCGCATCTGGCTTGACGCCATCGAGGCCCCGGCGTGGATAGACGGGGCAAGCGGGCAGCGCGTCGGCGTCTACTTCAACCTCGACACGCTCAGGGCCGCGCTGGCGTCCAGCCCGCCGATGCCGGGGACCGGGACGAGCGCCACGAGCGCCACGCCGACCATTCACCAGGGCGGGAAGCCGGAACACACCGACCTCGTAAACCGGCAGCGAACCGTGGAGATCACGGAAGTCTGGGGCTGGGTGCCCGTCAGCGTGGTGCGCCAGTTCGAGGAGGACACGCCCGGCTGCATCCGCAGCTACACGCTCCCCGAGATGCTCCTGCGGTATCCGCCGGCCGACACCAGCGAGGGCAGCGCCATCCAGTTCTACAGCGAGGACCGGGTGTGGTGCCTGCGGTACTGCGTCAACGGCGTCATGGTCGGCTACATCCCCGAGCCGGGCCCGCTGCCCTACAACCGCGAAGTGTGGGCCGAGCAGAGCGGCGTGCGCTTCGGGGTGGGCGTGGCCGACATGAACCACGACCACCAGCACACGCTGGACGGCCTGTGCAAGGCGCTGGACGACAGCCTCAAGTTCGTGAGCAAGCTGGTGTTCGCGGTCATCGAAGGCCGGATGGTGAACGAGCCGAAGGACATCTTTCAGGGCGGAGTGGGCATGATCCGCCTCAACCCGGAATACGCCAAGAACATCAGCGACGCCTTCCAGGCCCTCCGGCTGCCCGACCCGACGCCCACCATCATCGAGGGCATCCGCACCGTGATGGAACTGTCCGACCAGGAGTCCCACATCGCCCGGATCCAGCAGGGGCAAATGCCGATCAGCCCGAACACGGCGTTCGAGTTGCAGCAGCGCCTTGAGGGCAGCGGGCGCCACATGGGCTCGCAGATCAGGACGCACGACCGGCAGACCGAGTGGGAGATGCAGTACATGCTCGAATGCGAGCGCGCTGCCGGCAACATCGACCTGCCGATTCCCGTCAACATCCGCGCCGGAGGGTTCAAGGAGTTCTCCAAGCGCATCACCGAGTTCCAGGGGCTGATGGGCATGATACAACTGGCGCTGTCGGCGCCCCAGATCGAGAAGCGCCTGCAGTACGGGTGGGCGCTGCACGAGCTGGCCGGCAGCCAGTCCGTCGATCCCGAGAAGCTGTGGAAGTCCGAGGAGGAGGTTCAAGTCGAGGAGCAGGCGCGGATGGGCGACCCGATGCAGGCCCTTCAACTCCAGCTCGTCGAGGCCGAACTGGCGCTGGCGCAGGCCAAGGTCGGGACCGAGGACGCCAAGGCCAAGGACCTGCTGGCCGCGGCGCAACTCAAGCTGTCACAGGTCGGCGCACAGCAGCAGGAGGCGCAGCGGAAGCGCGCCGAGACCGCCCACAAGATCACCGAGGACCTGCGCAACCGGACCGAGAGGGCGCAGGCGGCGTGGAAGCCGGCGATCCGGCAGGACCGGGACCGGGAACGGAAGGCGGTTGCACGAAACGAAGGTCCGGCCGCATAATCTTCCCGTACACAACCAGCCAACGAGGCAGCGACATGCGCGCAATCCGCCGTAGAATCTCCATCCCCCGCAAGGAACTCGCCAACCTGGCGGCTGCGATGCAGCAACTCTCGTGCATCTCCATCCGCGACCAGCAGGTCGTCGAGGAGGGCAAAGGGCCGGTGACGCTGCATCCCGCGCTGGTCGATCGCTTCCAGCGGTTCAAGTTCTGGGCCGCGGCCAACGCCAGGACGCTGAAGGCGCTCGCCGACGCGGAGAACGACGCGCTTTACACGGCGGAGGAGTCCCTGCGCGTCGAGAAGTACCACTTCGGCCGTGACGCCATCCTGCGGGCGTTCGCCAAGCGCGACAGTTCCGGGCACCCGGAGATGGTCAACGAGGACGGGGCGGTGCACTACAACATCCCCGCGTCCAAGGAGGCGAAGTGCCAGGATGCGCTGGAGGCGCACAACAAGGCGTATGCCGACGTGCGCGCCATCCACGAGCGAGTCAAGAAGCGCGCGGAGGAACCCATCAGCGTGGACCTGATCTGCGTGGCGTTCCGCGACTTCCCCATCGTCGTCAACGCCTCCTACATGGCGCTGTTCGACAAACTGCTGCTGCGCAAGCCGAGGCTGTGGTTCCTGTGAAGACTGCCGGACTGCCGCTGGTGGAGTTCCGCCCGGAAGCGGCGCTGCGGGCGCCGGACCTGGCGCGGCTCGCCGTGTCTCACGAGGCCATCGAGTGCGTCTGCCGCCTCATCGAGGCGTACGAGGAAGCCGGCGCGAGAAGGCGACAGGACGCACAGGCGGGAATCGAAACGTCGCACCGCAACACGCTCATCTACGCCGTCGCGGCCAGCGAGACCTGCGACGACATCGTGTACCATCTCAGGAAACTGCTGCAACCAACGAGGTAGACCATGGACGACCAGCCCGAGACGACCGAAACGCTCACGCCCGACGCCGAGCAAGGCGTATTTTCCGCTGCCGCCGCCGCCGCCGCCAAGGACGAGGCGCCGCCCCCGGAAGCGGGCGGGCCCGGGGCGATGAAGACCGAGGCCGCCGAACCCGCTGCCGCTCCCGAGAAGGAAGCGGCCGAGCAGAAGGCCGCTGACGACAAGGCTGCTGCTGACAAGGCAGCCGCGGACAAGAAGGCTGCGGACGATGCCGCAGCCGCCGCTGCGAAGTCGGCCGAGGCCGCCGAGAAGGTGGCGGCCGAGAAAGCCGCAGCCGAGAAGGCCGCTGCGGACGCGAAGACCGCCGGCAGCAAGGCCGTTGCGGACATGGTGGAGGAAGCAGCGAAGGCGGTGGAGGCCGTCGAGTTCGTAGACCCGGAGGTCGGGCCGGACGCCAAGATCACCGCCGGCAAGCTCGCGGAAGAGTACCCCGGCATCACCGGGTACACCCGCGCCGTCGTCGCCAAGGCGCTGGAACTGCAGGCCGCGCGCATCGACGCACTGATCGAGCAGCGCGTCGCCGAGCGCCTGCGGGCCGATCCCACGCTGTCCGAAATGCGGCGCGGGGCGGAGGAGGAGCAGTTGCAGGCCATCCTCGACGCCGCCGCGCAGGGCGAAGACGGGATCGCCAACGCGGCCGAGATTCAGAAGGCTGCCATGTCGGGCGACTGGCTGTCCAAGCAGCCGCAGCACATCCGCGACATGGCGACCAAGAGCGACGACCCGGCCGACGTGCGCTACATCCTCGAACGCGCGGCGCGCGACCTGAAAATCGAGATCAAGCGCGGCCAGCCCGAGAAGAAGTCCGGCGACAACCGCGTGCTGGCCGCGCGGGTCGGGCTGCGCGGGACCGGCGGGCGGTCGCCGTCGCGCTCGTCCGGGCCGATGAGCGAGGACGAGGCGAGCCGCGTCTTCGCCGAAACCGCGCAGGCCCTCCGCGACGGCAAGGACATCCCGGGAGCGTGACATGAACGAGACCGTGACATACGGCGGGGCCGTGGCTCCACGCGTTGGCGTGATGGCCGCGCGGCAGCGTCCGGCCCGCACGCGCAAGCCGTACACGCGCCAGCGCGACCAGATTGGCCGCTCGGAGGCTACGCCGACGCAGGGCATGGCGAAGCGCCAGGAGCGCGGCGGGGCGGTCGATCTGTCGGTGGAGTCGCACTGACGCCCAGCGCGCGAAATCGGTGGCTCGCGCCACAGGACGAAACCAATGCCTGAGCAGGATACCGCGAGCGGGGCGCAAGTGCCCAGCATTTCGTTGTTGGCCGATTGGTGTGATCGGCCACACGACCGTCTTCGCAAGTTCCCGAACGGCACCCCGTTTCTTCTGCGGCTGCACACAGGATCGGTGCACGTCTGCGAACTCTGCGGGAACATGGACAGCGACCAGTCATGGAAAGCGCGACGCATGACTGACGGCAAGTACATCCGCCTTGAGAACTTGCAGTGCGCAGAGTTCATCGTGTTGAAGGCCAACAAGGCATCGGGCGACGCGCCCGCCGCTCCTGGGGCGCCTGTTGGCAATCTGAATGGAGGCGAAACGGACCTGTGGAAAAACAGACTGGTGAAAGCGTCCAGGAAACTTCAGACGGGCGACCGTCCTGTATGGTGGGACGGATTCCACGGCGTGATTGCGCGTGGCGAATCTTCATCTGATGATGACAACCCCTATCTGCCCCAGGAGCGCCACCCGTATATTGAGTACCGCAATGGAGCCAAAGCGGCCGAATCGTTGCTTCGCCATCTTGCCAACGAGGAACATGGCGACGCGCCAAAGAACGAACAAGCGCCCTGACCTCGCGGGCGCACCGCGCTTCGCCGGGTTTGGCAACCGGCTACAAGCATGACGGACGAACAAGCCATCTTCGACGCAGCGAAGCGGCTGAACCTCACGCCGAGCATGGTCCGCATCTTCGCCTGTCCCGTCTGCCACCTCCGCGCCTTCGCCGGATACCTCGCGCCTGGCAGTTTCGTCGCGGTGAGGTGCAACAAGTCGAACTGCCCGCACCATGTTGTAGGCTGCGAGTGGGTTGTGTCCACCGTCGTTCCAGGGCACGCGCAGCCGAAGTGCAGGCTGCTGCGGTGCCAGTCCGACCTGTGCGCGTATCCGTTCAAGTCGAAGTTCTCGGATTCGCCCCAGCGCCCATCGTGGAACGAGGGCCGGCCGGTGTGCGGGCGCCCATGGTCCCGCTCGTTTGTCGCGCACGGATCCCGCCTTCTGATTTGGTGTAGACAAAACACTTGCGCCAATTCGCTCTCAGGGTTTATCCTATGTCCATCTTGAGGCGGGAACCGCCTCCAGGCATCGCGCCACGCACCAAGTCGTGCAACACCACGAAAGGCGTGATGCCATGGACAGCAACTCGATCACCTACGGCGGCGACATCGCACCCAGAGTCGGAATCGCGTGCGTCGCCCTCCTCCTCGAAACGGCCCAGCCGCTGATGGTCACACAGCGGTTCGCCACGCAGGAGGTCATGCAGAAGAACGTCGGCGACACCCTCAAGTGGCGCCGGTACGAGCCGTGGGCTCCGGCCACGCAGCCGCTCACCGAGGGCGTCGCGCCCACGAAGCAGCCGCTGGTCAAGAAGGACTACACGGCCATCCTGCGCGAGTACGGTGCCTGGTCCGAGCTGACCAGCAAGGTCGTGGACCTCCATCCCGACAACGTGCTCGGCGTCCTCACGAAGAACTGCGGGCGGCAGGCCGCGCAGACCTTCGAGGAACTGACGTTCAACGTGCTGAAGGCCGGCACGAACGTCTACTACGCCGGCACGGGCACCACGCGCGCCACCGTCAACGGCACGATCGCCCGCAAGGACCTGCAGCTTGTGGTCCGCGGGTTCCGCCGCAACGACGTGATGCCGATTTCGTCCATCATCAAGGCTTCGGCGATGATCTCGACCAAGGGCGTCGAGGAGTCCTACTTCGCCATGGCCCACCCGGACATGGAGGCCGACATCCGGCACATCACCGGGTTCACCACGGTCGTCGAGTACGGCAACGCCGACAGCGCGGTTCCGGGCGAGATCGGCAAGGCCGAGCTGATCCGGTTCGTCCTGAGCCGGTTCAACAAGCCCGTCCTGGTCGCGGCCACCTCGTCCAGCGGCAGCACCTACCTGACCAACGGCGCCAGCGGCACGGGCTACCCGGACGTGTATCCCATCGTCGTGGTCGGCAAGGACGCCTACGGCGTGGTCCGCCTGCAGGGCATGAAGTCCGTGCAGTTCTTCGTGGCCCAGCCCGGCGAGCCTCGCCCGCCCGTCGATCCGCTCGGCCAGACAGGCTCTGTCGGCTGGCGCGCCTACTGGGCCGGCGCCATCCTCAACGACTATGCCGTGGCGCGCATCGAGTGCGCGGCCACCGCCAACCCGAACTGGTAGGACAAACCTGCCTCAACGTCTCACCGAGGAAGCGAGAAGTGACATGAAGTACATCAGCGGAATCTACCTGGGTACGGGTTCGGCCATGACGCTGGGCCTGGGCTTCAAGCCGGA